GATTAGTGAAGTCATCTAAAACGTAACCCGTTGACAACTCCAACGCCCAATCTAATTTGATGTATTCGCATCTTAATTGAGGACTTACTAAGTAATCGAACGAAAGTTTAAATTTGTCTTTAAAATTGTCACTATCAATCTGTTTCTCTTGTGTGAACATAGTCACCACTGCGATCAAATTAGCTTGTGATAAATCTAAAAAGAAACAGTGTTCTGAGTCCCCGTTCTTAGTGATCTGTAGGCCATACGTAACCCCGATAGAGTTGCCCAGCTCAACGCCTATTCCGTTAAACAATCCTGTGCCCTCGTTGAAATCATCAATGTGCAAACGACCTTCAAAGAACAAGTTATTATCAAGTCCTAAAGTGTGAATTACTTTCGCATTTTTATAACCTGCGCGAATTCGGAATAAAGGTACGCCCGTCCACATTAACCGATCATCAACATCAGGAAAGTCTATATTAGTTCTTAGTGCCTCGGTGCTATTAGTAGAATAAACTCCCGAAGGCGTAAACTCCCTGTAAGGCAAAGAACTGGCCACGCTGTCCTCAATTCGAATTATCCACCAATACCCCTGACTTTGAAATATCCTAGCCCCAAAAGGTTTTAGAATATCCTCCACCATTGAGTAATAAGAACCTGATCTAAAGTAAGTATTTATGTAAGTCTGATCTAATGGATCATCTCCAGCCCCGTTGTCGTGGTTAGCTTCAAAAATGTTTACCGCACTCCTGATATTCAGGTTTAAATCTGTTTGAGAAATAAGACCCGAAAGAATCCGCATTAAAGACTTATCTCCAAGGTCATCGTATTCAACTTCGGTTAAATCCGCGAGTCCGTCCGTAGCTACCAAAGTAACAACGAAGGGAGGCGCTTTATAATCTTCCTCATAACCTTGTTGTAATAAGTAGCCCGTCCATTCTAACTCAAGACCTCCACCGTCATTGATATAAAACTTTATTAAAAATTGTCTTTCGTCACCAGTGAACAGATCCGCAAAGTAAAAATTCGCTTCTGACATTAGCTGAATAGTAGCCTTTGACGGGATGATAGGTTTATACTTGTCCTCTGTTTGCCCCTGCCAATTAATAACGATAGGATTAGAGCCCATACAAACCTCCGTCACCGCTCCAACAAAGCCACGCTCTAAAATATCAATCCGGTATTCATATCCTGGTAACTGATGTTGAAGTGCTGAATCAAATTCACCTCTATACCTTACTCCATAGGTAGAATCAAACCCGATCGTAAAAGTTTTAGAACTTACGCAATTAGGGTAATCCTGACTTTTCGCATAGGCGGTGTAATTTCCTGGCGCCAGCCCTGTGAAGGTTGTGCCAGTTTGTTGTGAGGTGAAGTCAGAAGTCAGAGAATAGTAATAGGGTGAATCACTTCCATCTACCGTTACAACCGCCTCCCCGTCCGAAGCCGTTTCAGTGCTTGCGTTGGTCGTGGTCACGTCCGTCACTGAGATGCTACAAATGTGCTTTGTACGACATTGCGAAGCGCCTGCGGTCTCTATTCGCTCAGCATAAGGGAAAACTACGGGATTGAAGGTAAACGTGTTTAAAGTCGATCCTGAACAAAATTCAAAATCGTATTCTACTAAAATGTAGTCATCGACTGACAAGTCAGGCCCGATAGTTCTGGTCGCAACATAAACATCTCCTGCGTTATGAAGGTGAACGACAAAATTATTCGTGTTGTCATTCCATTTTGTATAGACAATATAACCCGTTGGATAGTCAACATCGCTGACGTTCCCGATTCTGGTGCGGAATATATTGTAAAGTGCCATTACCCTTTAGTGCGTTTACTTAACCTAGCGCTTTCATCAAGAGTGCCTTGCATATCCGTTCCACGTTGGTAAACCCTTACTGTTGACATTCCGTATTGTTGAAAATTGGGATTTGAATATTGAGCGCCTCCACCGGATGATTCGTTCGTTCTTAATTTCCCCAAAAGCCCTTTTATAATTCCTCCCGCAACGCCTACAACCGCTATCCCTAAAATTGGATTAGCCGCAAACGCTTTCGAAGAACCCTCAAGAATATTCGCAATAATTCGCTTTTGAATTTGGTCTATTATTACCTGAGTTGTCCTGATCATTACATTGGCAAATGATTCCTCATTCTGTATAGCCATCCCAATAGAATCGCCTATCGTTAAAGCAAGATTTGCAAACGCTTCACGGGTTTGCATTACTTGTTCTCTCGTTCTTATTAATCCATCAGTTAACGCTTGAACCTTACTATCAACTTCCTCCGGCTCAGGTAAAAATTCGCTTATATCAAAATCCGCATTAGTTCTCAATGCGTTATCTGGAAACATTTCCGAAAATGTAGGATTTTGAGTCCTTAAAATATTCTGATCTTCTTGCGCACTCCTGAAAGCCTGTTGAAATTCTTCTAGTTTTTTTCTTTCCTTGTCCCGCTGTTCGTTTATCTTTTTTAGAGCCTCAAGCCTATCAGATTCATTTTTCTTATTCTTCTCCGTGAGTTCAGTTATCCTTTCTTGAATCTTTAAACCAATACCAGGAATTTTTATAAACCCTTCGGTATTTATTTTCGCTAACTCCTCAGTATTCTTTTTTACCTGTTCGATTTCTTTTGAAAGTTCCCTTATGCTGAATAACTGATCTATGTTAGGAAACAACGAAGCGAAGATTCCTCCCTTTTGGTCAGTGATTTGATTTGCTATTTTATTGTCCTGAAGTACTTTGAAGAATGCCGTCAGGTCGGCTGTCATCTTAGAAAGAGTAAACGCTTTTGTATCGTCTACCGCATTTAAACTATCACCAATAACTACCTTTAAATTTTCCCACTCAGCCGATAACTTAGACATTCGAGTCGCTGCATTATCGCTCAACTTGCCCATCTTCCCAAGTTCCTCCTCGGCAATAGCTCCCACCGCTGCCGCTACATCTCCAATGCTTTGCGCCTCAAGTGCTGCCCCCCCAAACTTCTCTTTAAGTCGTGTTGTGGATATACCTAAGTTATCCAAAATCAAAGGTGACTTTCTACCGATACCAGTTACGATAGAGTCAACCAGATAATCGACTGACTGCCCTGTTTGTTGGGCGCGAACCGCTGCAAATTCTAAAAGCTTGGGAAGTTGTGCTAAATCTATTCCGAAGTTGGTAGCTGTTACTGCACGTTTCATCAACTCAAGTTCGCTCACCGTTCCCCCTGTGGCTTCCTTAAGTTGGTTCATAACCTTTACAGAGTTAGGAAGTTTTTCAAAGGCTACGCGAACGCCCTCCGCCTCTCCTGCTAACTTGCTAACCTCTAAAGTAAAGTTTGCTATTTGTATAGCCCCGAATCCTGCAACTATACTTGAAGCTGCTGATCTGACTGAATCGCCAAAGGCTTTTAACTGTCCCTGAGTTTGTTTGATGGCTGCATTAAATTGCGCTGTGTTAGCGGCAATCTTTACGGTCATGGTAGCTAACGAATCATTTCTTGCCATCTTTCTTTATTTTGCTTCCAAACCTCGACTTCATTTTCTTGAAGTATTCCCTATTGTCCTCCTCGACCTTTTTTACATCAACTTCCTCTTTATCAGAATTAAATTTATAAACATCTGACCCGTTAAATGTTTTACCATACCGGCCACTGGCATTTAAAATTGTGGCTATTATTTCTCTGGTGTATATCCACCCCTTCTCATATTCTTTTTTCTCCCTCCTGATATACCCTTCGACTTGAAGAATCCACTCATAAATGGTGAGATCATAAAACGCATCTAATGACATACCTATGTCGCAGACGGCTATTTGTTCTAAGTCTCCGAACTGGATTGCCCCGTTGTCGGGGCTTCCGTGTTTTTTAGGTCAGGCGTTTTGAAAGCGATCATTAAAAGTTCGTTCATATCAAAATGCTCTAACCAATCACTTACATCGATAGCCGTGAAATCTACTTTCTCACCTCTGCCTTCTTTGTAAACGATAGCCGAAGCGTAGAAGAAATTATTCATCGCAATCAAGTCGGTAGCTTGTTCCTGTTTACCGTCTTTTATGGTCATGCCTAACCGTTTGTAAAGTTCATCAACTGAGCAATTCTCAATCTGACAAGCCTTACCCAACGCAAGCATATTAAACCGAAACCCTACGACTTTGCCGTCAATCTCTCTTTCAAGGATGCGTTTATTCATTAGCTGGCGGTTCCAAATTCCCAATCACCATCACCATCAAACTGACCCGAGAAAGTAGAAGCCGCGTTTAGCTGACCATCCCAGGTAATCTGATTTAAATACGCTTGCCCAATAATGTAAAGATCACCATCAACCTCACCGCCAAACTTAATGTCTGCGAGTGTTGAGTTTCTTCTTAATCCAAGAAGTTGCTCAAGTCCGTAAGTTGAATCGGTTTTGAAATTACCATTGAAGGCAATGTTCCAAGGCCCCTTAGTTGGTAGGGATTTCGGTGCGCCATCTTCATCTTTACATGTTACATCAATGGCCGTACCGTTACTTGTGAAAGTACATCCGGTTAAACAGCCTATCGCCACGTTGTCAACGAAGACAAGGACGGAGTTACCTTTTACTATTGCCATAATTATTCTGGTTTAAATTTCTTTTCATTTTCTTTGGGTAAAGTTTCCCTTGAAACATTTCACCCGTTTTACTTGCTATTAATTCCCTCCCAAAAGAATCCTGTACTCGTATAATTGAACCCATCGGAAAACTTTTTACTGAGTTCGCCCACCTTTTAAGTAGCCGGACTCTCATAAACGTGAGCGTCAAAAGTCAATACACGCGAATACAAAATAACCCCCGGAACCTCTACTCCCTCGTCTCTCATTGTCACATACCTTATTTCTTCAAACTGCACCCCGTCAGACTCACCCGCATATTCTCTTAACGCCAACTTCACAGCGTTACTCATATCTGAAATCTTCTCGTAAGAATTAGCGAAACAATAAACTGAGAAACTATAAATTGAATCGTTCGTTCCTTCTTTACAATCAATCAACTCCTCTGAATTAATTCGAATAACTATGTAAGGATGTTGCTCAGGTTGTGGACACAGAACAGCGTAAACTTTATAGGTCTCTCCCTGTTTATCCATACCAACAACACTTTGAATAAGCGAGTCGTCAATCAATATGTTAATTACTCCGTTGGTCATTTCTTCAAAGTCCTGTTCATGAATTGGTAAAGCTTCCTTCCTATAATTCTGTTTATGTCACTAAAAATTAATTCCTTCGTTTGCTCGTAAGCCGGTTTCATGAAAGGTTTAGCCCTCATCATACCTCTGTTAGCGCCTCTTTTATTCTTACGGTTCTTAGTTCCGTATTCAATCAAGTGAGCCGCATGGCCGCCATATCTACCCCTACGTGGGCCGGTTAAAACAACTCCCAATTCATCCGCTCTTTTTATATTCGGTTTAACCGTTCCTATTGAGTCAACCGTCCTGCCTGACGGCCCTTCTGGTGCCAATGACTTCGCTTTACTAACCAGAACTTTTGCCGCCTCCGTGTTAGCTTGCTGAAGCACCCTATGGGAAAACTCTTTAGGCATCCCGCTAAGTACTTTGTCAATCTCATATACTCCGGTAACGGTTATCATGTTCCTATCCAGATTTCCGTATCAATAATCTCACACACTAC